AATATAATTTATTTTTTAATTTAATCATGTCCTGTTCTGTTATATCATCCCAGTCCAAGAATAAATGTTTTCCAATTTTTATTTTTTTATTACTAGTATTGATACAGTATAAAAATGATTTATTATATTTTTCTATTATTTTTGCATCAGGATGTTCATCTATGTAAATCCATTTACCTTTGTAATTTACCATATGTGAACCAGAAACAAATATGTTATCTAAATTATACATTGTTTCTCCTCCTTTTTTTAACTTAAATTTTGTGGTTACTATAGAACCATTTCTTAAAATACTACCAACTTTAATATTTTTTATATTAACTTTTCCTTCTCTTAATTCTATTAAAGTGTTTTCATCAAAACATAATTCAGGTACTGTATCTCCAATACCTATATTTAATATGTATCCCATCCATACTGCTATTATAATTGATGGAATTGCTAACGCAACATAAGCTGTTGTACCAATAAGTGCTAAACTCCAAGTCCATGGAAAAATCCATAATACTATTACAACACCTACTAAAACTATTAATGCTAATACAATTAATTTTAAAAATGCATGTATAAATGCCTTTAATGCAAAATATGAACCAATCGCTGTATACAAACCAGTAACCATTGTACCTTGAACTTTTCCTAATAAAGACTTAAGTTTTAATACCATCAAATGTATTGGTGTTACTACATTTATAAATCTTTGCATTATTTCCATTATCATTGACATTATTTTAACACGAATATAATCTATAATTTTTCTTATTGAATTAACCATAGCTAGTATATTTGTAAAAAAACGTGTTAGTGCACCTGTAAGAAAGTAAATTGGACTAGTAAATTTTTTTGTTATAATACCTAAAATATTAAATAAAGCTGCAGAAAAATTATCTGCTGTAAATTTAAATTTACTTACACCTGGAGGAGCATTTATCCAACCAGCAACAGGAATTACCGCTGGATGGTATTTCATATTATCCCAATCAGCCTTAATTGGTACTATTTGACTTTGAGCCCAAAAATAACAAAATACTACAGTAAAAGACAATAATGTTATTAAAGTTATTATAAATGAACCTCCATATTTATCAAAGTATCCAACTTTACTATATACTTTATCTAATCCTTTTTCAAAAACCGATTTATTACTCATATATAATAAATCGATATATTAATCATTAATCAATGCTACCTAAAAATCTCATTATATCGCCTATTGGACCTCTGTAAATACTTTTACCTGTCATCATAGCACCCTGTATCTTATACAATATTACAACTGTTACTGCCATCATTTTCATTACTAAAGTTTTCATTTGAATTATAATTAATTGGAATCTTGTTATTATATTTATAAATATTCCTAATACATCACCAACGATTGCAAAAACACTAAATCTTAACCAAGAAACCATTTCTCTGATTTGTTGTACAGATTTAAGTAATGCATCTCCTAAACTTCCTATTAAATCCATCACAAAATATATTGGTTTCAAAAAGTAATTCATTAAATCCATTTGAATATTACCAATACAATATGTAAAATTTTCTATTGCGTTTGCTCCAAACTGACCCGCAAAAGGCATTATACTAGGATTACATCTATACTTTGGCCAATTAGCTTTTATATTTTTTAATCCCAATATTAGTGTGCTTACTATATATATAAAAATAAATAGTAATATAATTACTAAAGACTTTATCATATCACCGAACTTCATATTAAAATATAATCCTATTTTTATTTTTTATTTTAATTACAAATATTTTGGTGGCATTTTTGAAAATCTTAATTTCTTTAATCTCTTTCTTGTTCTAGAGGATTTTACTCCATACCCCCTTGTTCTCCTGGAGGATTTTCTCCTTTTTCTGCTTTTTCTTCTTTTTTTTGTTCTCTTTTTCTTAAAAATAGATTTTCTTTTTCTTCTTTTTCTTTTTCTACCTCCTGTCGCAACATCATCACCACATGGTTTTCCAGGTATATCATTATCACCTACAGCACTAGCTCTACCTTGTGTTATACTATCAGCAACACCTTTTAAAGACCTTGCGTCTCCACCATCCATTCCAGCAGGAGGAATAAAATCTGCACCACCATATTGACCTTTTAATTCATCATCCATATTGTTTCTACTATTTTGGTCACTCACAGATGAATCTAATGCACCTTGAGAACTACTTGTCGTTGCATCTGCTTGCATATCAAATTCACCATCTCCTCCTCCTTCCATTTTTAGTTTTTTTTGTTTTTGATACGGAACTGCACCGAAACCATGTATTGCTTGCATTGAAATTCTAGCATTATGATTTCTCTTAGTATTTATTTTATTATTTCTTTTATTATTTTTTTTTGAATTTGCTTTTTGTTTTGGTTTTTTTCTTTTTCTTAATTTATTTACAGTAGGGAATTTTTCTTTTAAGTAAGCTCTAAAAGCCTTTTCGGTTCTAAGATTACCACTTATTAATCTATCATTTGAAGGGCTACTTGGCCTAGATTTTGTTTTTTTACTTGGTGTTGTCATATATATATATACTCGTTAAAAAAAGTTAAAAAAAATAAATAATTTACTATATAAATGGACGACAAATTGAAGAAAAAATTAGGTGAAATGGTAAAGGAATTTGATTCTGAAGAAACTACTAAAGATATTAGATTTAAGAAAAATAGTAAAAAAATATATACCGATGTACAAACAATGTTAAATTTAAAAAGAAGGTATTCTAGATTAGAAAAAAGTAATCCTAGTCAGTTTAAAACAATGGCTTGTAATAAATGTAGCTTCTTGTTTAATAATTTTAATAATATTTTTTGTAGATTATTGAAAAATGAACTCAACCTAGATAATTTATTTAACTTTATTCAGATTTTAGAAAAAATAGAAAATGGTGAAATAGACCAACATGAAGGTTCCTATATGGTAGGAGAAATACTTAAGAAATTGTATATTGATAGTGCTTTAAAACGTGATGAAAAAAGAGATAAACATAATAAAAAAATAAAAAAACCAATACCCACCAAAAAAATTTCTTGGAGCGATTTTAAAAAAACTACTACATACCAAAATAATAATCTAAATTAATTATATAATGTCAAAAAGTAAAATAATACGTTCATTAAAAAGTTCCGAAAAACAATTAGAATCCGCTTTAAAAAAAAGTGTTGTTTCTGACAGAAAAACTAGAAAAGTTAATTCTAAGTTGAGATCCAAAGCAAGAAAAGAATTATCTTTACTTAAAAAACAAATTTCTAAACTTAAAAAAGCCTTGAAAAAAGATTTAGGAAGTGGTACTAGAAAACACCGCAGACGTACAAAACGTAAACGCTCAAAAAAACGCACTAGACGTAGAACCAGACGTCGTTCACGCACCAAACGCCGACGATAATTAAATATATATTATAAATCTTAATAATATATATATGCAACCTTTAGAATTAGATTTTACTGAAGTTTATATTAAAAAACTATTAAAGAAACTTAGAGATTTAGATTAATTATTTTCTTTTTCTTGTTTTTCTTCTCTTGGAGGATTTTCCAACCCTTTTTTTTGTTCTTTTTCTTCTTGTTTTTTTTGTTCTCCTTCTTCTCTTTTTCTTACGTGTTTTTCCACCAAAACCAGCATTCAATTGCTCCATTAATGACATAAAGCGCATTCCACATTTTTTTGCCTCATTTCCAGCATTGCTACACGCTCTCTCTATTTTTTCTTTAACTGATATATCACTATTAGCTTTTTGAGCGGCAGCAGAAGCTTCTTGCTTTTGTTCAGATGTAAGGACAAAATCGTTACTATCTGGGTTCCATCTTACTCTGTCCAACATTTCTAGTTGTCTGTTTCTCTCTCTAGCTGCCTGATATTCTGGAAAAAGTAGGCGGGTTCTTTCAAGATAAGGGTCAACTCTTTTAGATGCACCAGAAGGTATAGGTGGTGGTCCTGGTAATACTGGTGGAATGATGGTGGGTGGTGGATGGGTTGGTGGTCCTGGTATTTGTGGGATTACCACATCATAATTAGGTGTACGTTGTCTTAATAGTGGTCTATATATTTCATCTCTTCCTTGACTCCATTTACCAGTTCCTATATTAGATTTTGGATCCATTATTTTGTTAAAATCTACAAGAGCTTTATGTTCTTGTATCTTATCATGAAGCTTTTTTTTTCTCGTTTTATTTCTAGCTTTTTTAGCCTTTATTTTTAAAGTTTGTCTATATTCTTCAAATTCTCTACGCTGTTTATTAGCTCGTTCTTGAACAGCCTCTCGTGAAAATTTTTTCCAAAAATTCTTTCGTGATTCGGGGTCTAATGTTTTCCAAAGTGGGTATTGATTAAATCTCATTGAAAAATGTGTATTATTTTTAAACCATGTTTGAGGGTCATGATTTATAGACCATAATCCATCTTTATATAAAGGAATATTTCTTTTCAGTTTTTCCATATTATATTTATAATTAGATTATTATTTCTTTACTATTTTCTAAACTCTTGGGTAATATTTTTTGTATATCCTTATAAAGAATTGTTTCATTTTTTAGCAAAGAAGTACCAATCTCAATAATATAATTTTTATAAACCGATAATAATTTTAACGTTTGTTTTTCTATATTATTAACTATCTTTTTACAATGTTCTATAATATCAGATGAAATATTTTCTGATATACCCATAATGTTTGGATTTAATGGACCAATTACTTTATTCATTCCCCAACACATTGTATAATCATGAATTAATTTTGATATTTTTTCAATATCATCACTCGCACCAGTTGATACATTATTATACATTATTTTTTCAGCACATCTACCACCTAGTAATACTGAAATTCTACATAAAATTTCATCTTCTAACATTAATAATTTATGATTTGGTTTTTGTTGACTAAATCCTAAAGCTGCTTCTCCCCTAGGAATTATACTTACTTTTACTGGATGTTCAACATGTTTTAATATATAACCCATAATACAATGACCAGCTTCATGATAAGATACTCTTCTTCTCTCTTCAAGACTTAATATTCTTTCGCGTTTTTCTCTTCCTATCATTACTTCATCTATTGCTGTTTGAATATCTAATTCAGTTATTGTATTTACTTCATTATTATTTTGAATACCATTTATTTTTGCTTGATTTGCTATATTTGCTATATCAGCACCACTTAATCCAGCTGTTCGTTCCGCTAAGTTTTTATAACATATTTTTCTTGGTAATTTCATATTTTTAAAATATAATTTATGCATTTGCTCTCTTTCATCTATATTTGGTAAATCAAAATAGACTTTTTTATCAAATCTACCTGAACGTGTTAATGCTGAATCCAAAGTTTTAACCAAATTTGTAGCTGCAAATACTAATATATTTGTAGTTTCATCAAAACCATCCATTTCAACTAATAATTGATTTACAGTAGTATCTCTTTCTGAATTATGGCCTAACCCTCTTTGTTTACCAACAGCATCTATTTCGTCAATAAAAATAATACATTTGTTCTTTTCTTTTGCCTTATTAAATAAATCTCTTACTCGTTTTGCTCCAACACCTACCCATTTTTCAATGAATTCTGAACCACTGGTTGATATTAATGGAATATCTAAAGCATTTGACATAGTTTTTACTAATAATGTTTTTCCTGTACCAGGAGGTCCTGCAAGTAATATACCTTTTGGTAATTTTACACCCCATTTTATATATTTTTCTTTATTATTAATAAAATCCATATAATAATTTAGTTCTTCTTTAACTGATTCTAATCCTATTACTTTATCTAGTGCATTTTTTTCTTTTTTATTTTCATGCACTTTAAAACTGTGATTAGAAATGCTATCTTTGTTTTTGGAAAATAATAATATTAGTAAACAAAGTATAATAAAAAGGGAATAATTAGATGTCTCAGCTGATTTCTGTGAAGTTACATTTAATGTAGCATTTATTGTAGCATTTATTATATTATTTAAAGTTTCATTCATAATAATAATAAAGATTGTGTATTCTTTATTATTATTATATTTATCTTAAAAGTAAATTAATATACATTTATAATGAAATCTATACAATTTGTTTGGTATAATGAAGATTTACGCAGAGAAATTTTCAGTTATTTGAGGAAAGAAGCAAAAGTAAAATGTGAACAATGTAAGGATGTATGTGTATGGGATAAAAAAAAATTGAAAATATATCATGAAGAAAAATATAAAGATGGAATTATATCAATCAAATGCTATAATTGTTACTGGACAAACATGATTGATTTGTGCTGTATCTCATAAAATAAATTGAAACTATATAAAAATACAATCATATAAATATTAAACTTATGAAATTAGTTATTGTTGAGTCACCGGCAAAATGCAAAAAAATAGAAAATTACTTGGGTAGTGGTTATAAATGTGTTGCTAGTTTTGGACATATTACGGGTATTATTAATGGGTTAAAAGATATTGATATGGCTAACGGATTTAAACCAAAGTTTAGTACATTATCAAGTAAAAGTAAGTATATTAGTAATTTAAGAAAACACATAAAAAACGCAAGTGAGATAATATTAGCTACAGATGATGACCGTGAAGGTGAGGCAATTGCTTGGCATATTTGTAAAACATTTAAATTACCATTACAAACAACAAAAAGAATTATTTTTAATGAAATTACAAAACCTGCATTATTAAATGCTATACAAAATCCTACAATTGTAAATATCAATCAGGTTAATGCTCAACAAGCTAGACAAGTATTAGATTTAATTGTTGGTTATACAGTATCACCAATATTATGGAAATATATTTCACGAAAGAAACAATTGTCAGGAGGTAGGTGTCAAACACCAGCATTACGAATTATATATGATAATAATAATGAAATAAAAGAAAATCCAGGTAAATTGGTGTATGAAACAAATATATTTTATAAGGATTTATCTTTTAAGCTTAATTATTATTTTAACAACAGTGAAGATGAAGAGAAGTTTTTATTAAAAAACAAAACATTTAAACATGAGTTATATACTAATAAAGTTAGGGACAATGTTGTAAAAAAACCACCATTACCATTAACAACAAGTATATTACAACAGAAAGCAAGTAATGAATTACATTTTTCACCCAAAAGAACAATGCAAATTGCACAAAAATTATATGAAGGTGGTCATATAACTTATATGAGAACAGATAGTAAAAAATATAGTGTTAAATTTTTAAAGGATTTATCAAAATTTGTAAAAGAAAAATATGGAAATAAGTATGTTGTAAGTGACTTAATGAAGTTATCAAACAAAGTAAAAAAGGCAAAGAATGATACATCTCAGGAAGCACACGAAGCAATAAGACCAACAAAATTAAATGTATTAGATGCTGGAAGTGATATAGGACAGAAAAACTTATATCAATTAATTAGAAATATTACATTAGAAAGTTGTATGATTCCAGCAATATATAAAAGCATATGTGCTGTTATAACATCACCAACAAAATATGAATACAAACATTCTGAAGAACAAGTAGTTGAACCTGGATGGAAAATAGTGAGAGGTTATGAGAAAAAAAATAAAAATTTCAGTTATTTTGAAAAAATAAAAGAAAAGAAAAGTATTAAATATGAAAAAATAGAAGGTAAAGCTAGCTTAAAAGATAGAAAATTACATTTAACAGAAGCAAAGTTGGTACAAACATTAGAAAAGAAAGGGATTGGTAGACCATCAACATTTTCAAATATTATATCAAAAATTCAAGACAGAGGTTATGTAAAAAAAATGGATGTAAAAGGGAAAAAGGTAAAAACAAAAACATTTGTATTAAAAGAATCAGAATTGGAATGTAAAGAAAAGGAAGAAGAATTGGGTATAGAAAGAAATAAACTAGTGCTACAACCAACAGGTAAAATAGTAATTGAATTTTTAATAAAACATTTCAATGATATGTTTGTATATGATTATACAAAACACCTTGAAAATGATTTAGATGAAATATCAAAAGGAAGAAAGAAATTCTTAGATTTATGTTCAATGTGTTATAATGAAATTTTAAAATTATCCAATGAATTAAAGATGAATGATAAACAAGTATATAATATTGATGATAAACATGTTTATGTGATTGGAAAGTATGGTCCAGTAATTAGAAAAGATGAAGATGGAGTAACAACATTTATAAATATAAAAAAAGATCTAGATGTTGAGAAAATTAAAAATAATGGATATAAACTTGAGGAAATGATAGAAAAAAATGTAAATAATAATAAAATTTTAGGAAAATTTAAGAATGAAGATGTTATTTTAAAAAAGGGTAAGTTTGGGTTATATATTCAATGTAATGGTAAAAGTTATTCAATGAAACATGTAAAAAAGAAAATGGAATATATACAATTACAAGATGTTTTAGGAGTATTAAATGGAAATAAAAATTCAAATGTTTTAATGAAAATAAATGATGATTTATCTATTAGAAAGGGGAAATATGGTGATTATATATTTTATAAAACACCAACTATGAATAAACCTAGGTTTTTGAATCTAAAAAAAAAAGGCTGGAGAGAAATGGTAAAAGATGAACTTATTCTTTGGATTAAAGATGAATATAATATATAAGATATATATATTAAATGCCAGAACCAAAAACAGAATCAAAAAATGTAAATTTACAAAAAATAGAAATAAATAAAGATAGCTTGCGCATATTGAAAAATTTAGAACTGGTTATGATACCTATTAATGCAACAACAGGCGTTGGATTATTATTATTTATGTTAGCAGGACCTTTAAATGTATTTGAATTAGAAATTTGGGGATATTTTTTAATGGCATTTTCAATATTATTGTCCTTTTTTGTTTTAATAGGTTATAGGGCATTTTTAAGTAAAGATTCTAGAACTAAACAAACAGGAATATTAGGTAAAATAACAAATATATTAAGTATTACAATTACAAGACTTCCAGCTTTGTTATTATTTGCACAAATGTTTTATTTAGGTTGGACAATGAGTTCAAAAAAAGAAATTCTTAATTTGAAACATGTACCTAAGATTATTACAAAAATTAGAAATTATACAACAATAGGTATATTTACACAACTTATATTGTATTTTGTTTATTATGTCGGTGATATGAAATCTATTGAACCACCTAAGTTTAATACAGCTGCTTTTGCTATTATTTCATTAATTACTGGTTCATTAATTTTGTATTTAGATATTATTATTAAATATTTTATTGTTGATGGTTAATCAAAAATCTAAATGTTAAGCCAAAATTTTCGTTATCAACCCATATACCAGATATCTTCAATAAAATATTTATTTTTTCATATTTACCATAATTTGTATTTTTTTCAGTAAATATTTTTATAAAAT